TTCTTTCGCAATGTGCCCAATGGGCAGTTCTACTACGTCAAGGCGGCCATCGCCCCTGTCACTACCGTCACCATCACCAATACTACCGCTGGGGCGTTCACCGTCACCATCAATGGCACTGCGGTTACCTACACCGCCCCCGCTAGCCCCGCCCCGACCGCGACCACCATCATCACCGGCCTGGTGACCGCCATCAATGGCACCACCGCTATCAATACCGCCGTCGAGGCTGAATACGAGATCAACGATGCCGGGGCCAGCGTCTTTGCCAATAGCCAGTTCTACATTCGTCAAAAGAACCCCACCGCTACGGCCTTTACCGCTGTAGCAACAACCGCTAACCTGACGGTGGCGGCTGTGGCGGCACCGGCGACAGCTAACTATTGGGACTACATCTACGCCATCGAAAATAGCTTTGACGAAGATGATGAGCAAGGCTTCCTGGTATGCCCGGAGGCATTCTATAGCCTCACCCGACAGTTTGAGCGCACCCAGATCGCCAATACCTTAGAGGCCAAAGCGGCCAGCGAAAACTATGACTGGATGGCCCTTGCTGATAGTGGCCCGCCCAGCAGCAATGATACCAAGGCTGAATTTAAGACCGAAGGGATGCTCTATGCCAGCGACCGGGGCCATCTAGCCTACTATTGCCCTTGGCTAAAGGATACCGACAATGACGACATCAGCCCTGCCCTGGCTGCTGCTACCGTTGCCCTGCGCCGTTATGCTAGCCAAGGCTTCAACCAACCTCCAGCAGGCCCCCAGTTCCCCCTGCGGGGGGTGGCGGATGTGCTGGTCAAACTAAGCCGTAGCGAACACGCTGACCTCAATGCCAACCAGATCAATGTGGTGAAAAACCTGAAGGGCCTTGGCATCGTTGTCTATGGGGCTAGAACCCGTAGCGTTAGCCCCTACTATCGGTTTATCAATACCCGGGTCATCCTCAATGTCTATGCCCGGACGCTATACACAGCGCTGACCAATGGCAAGATCCTATTCTCGGTGATCGACGGCCAGGGCGTATTGTTCAACCGCATCAAAGAGACCGCTGACCTGGTGGCCTATCGGTTCTGGAGTGGCGGTGCTTTCTTTGGCGCAACGCCTGCTGATGCCTTTCTAAACATTTGCGACCGGACCAATAACCCAGCCCTGGACCTGGAGGATGGCATCATCCGCATTGATAGCTATGTGGCCCCTAGCCCGACCGCTGAGCGCATCTTCGTTGGCGTCATTCGGGTGGCGATTGATCAGGTCGTAGAACGGACTAGCTAGGCCTGGGCACACTAAGAGCAGTAACCCTGACGTACTGCCATGCCACGAATTAATCCTATTGCCAAGAACCAGTTCTTGGTAACAATGCAGGACTTGACCTGTTATTTTGAGACATTTTCGGGTATTGATGACAGTACCCAGACTTCGGAATATTCCGATGGTTTCAGCAATCGCATCTACCCGCTCCTAGGGCCCCGCTCTATTGCCGAGATCGGGCTGACCAAGGCCTATGAGCCCGAGACGGATGACGAAATCATTACCCTGTGGAAAAATTTTAGGCTACGGCGCGGCAACGACGTTAATGCCCGTGGCTATACGCTGACCATCCAGCCGGTTGAGTACGCCCCAGATCCAGTTAGCATTGGCGCTCCCTTTATTGTCTATGGCTTCATGCCGACCCGGTTCACCTTGATCGAGTCGGATAAGAAAAGCCAGGACGTATCCATGCTTACCCTGGCTGGTCGGGCCAATGACTGGAGCCGTGGCTGATGAAACTACAACGACTGACTGACGACGACGGGGCCGGACAGGTAACGCTATCTAATGGCAAGGTGATCGGGTTCCGTGGGCCAACGGTGGGCGACATCCGTGGCATCCGGCGCACCATGCGGCAGGAGAACATACCCCTCGACGATGAGGTGGAGCTAGCCCTACGCCTGGCCGCCCGCTGTTGCATTCGCTATGGCGAGCAAAGTGACATCAACCTGGTGCAGCTAGAAGAGCTAAGCATTGGCGACTTTGCCTTGATATCAGAGGCGATGGCCCCTTTTTTGCAAGCGTCCTCGACTACGACGACGACCGATTCCTAGAGACGGTCTACCACCTGAGTGGCCGTAGCTTTGCCAGCCTGCCAATGTATGAGGAAATGCCTATCCTGCGGCTGTATCGGGCTATCGCCATCCACAATGCAGCAGTTGAGGCGGAGAACCGATCCATGAGGCGTAGGTGATGCAAGGGCTGATATCCAACCTGTTTATCAAGATCAGCGCCCAGGACTTTGCCAGTGGGCCGATCAAGCGCCTTGGTCAGCAGATCCGTGGCACCTTCGATGGCGTCAGCCAGCAGGTTAATAGGGGCGTCAGCGAGTCATTGACTGGGGCAGTCTTTAAGGCTAACTTGCTGACCCAGGGCTTTAACTTTGCCATTGGCAAGGCCCAGGAGGCGGCCCAGAGCATCACCGGGGCGATCAACCAGGCCAATCAGCTACAGCTAGAGCAGATCAATGCTGCCACCACCTTTGCCAGCCTGACCGGCAAAAGCTATGAAGAGGCTGTATCGGTCATCGAAAACCTTAACAATCGCCTGGCTAAGTCAGCCGCCACTCTGCCTGGAGCCACCCAGGAGTATAAGAACCTGGCAACGACCATCCAGGACAATGTGCTGGAGGCCTTCAAGGGCGTTGATGGCGAAGTGGACCTACAAGGCTTTGAAAATACGGTGGCAAGTATTTCCGAATCGTATGGTGCATTAACAGCAGCTAGCACCAAAATGATCGGCAATACATCGCTGGGGCTGACCAAGGCGCTGAGCGGGGCTGGAACGGGGGAGCTGCGCACTATCGCATTCTTCGAGCAGAACCCGGTTATTCTCAACGAAATTGAAAAGCGCCTGCAGGAATTAGGTGTTGCCACGCTGCGAGATCTGGATGTCAAAGCCCGGGTGAAGCTGATCGAGGAAGTTGGCAAGAAATTTATCACCGAAGACTTCAAGAAACAGGCTGGCGAGTCGGTTGATGGCTTGATCCAGGGCTTTAAGTCAGTGTTGTTTGACCCTAGTGGCGGCATCTTTGGGGTAATGCGTGACCTGGACGACCAGATGAAGGGCACCCAGAGCGCCTTCAGTGCCTACAACGAGGTAATCAAGTCATTGATCGGGGAGGAGGGCCTATTTGGCACCAAGGGGCCTATTGCTGCCCTCGGGACGGTGCTGGGGCTCAACACCATGGACCCGATGAAGGCCTTGCAGGGTGCCTTTAACCGCATCAATACCGGCATCCAGGCGGTTAGTGACTTTGTATTTAACTTTGCAGCCTTGATCGAGAATGGGGCTAACCTACGGGATGTGGTACTCAGCAACTTGGGGACTATCCGCGAGAATGTGGCTGGATTTCTAGGGAACATTTTGGCCGATGCTACCGGTGGCCTGGGTCGGCTATTGTCTGGCGCGGCTAATTTCCTGGAACAGGCCCCTATCGGTGAACTACTGGCCAGCATTTTCAATGGCCTCACCACCGCCCTGGCCGGGCTGGACATGAGCGGTCTAGGTGGCCAGGTGGGGCGTATCTTGGCAGCACTTATCAATCAGATTGGGCGGTTCCTAGAAAAAGTTGATCTGGGTGCTTTGCTGGTGGCGGTGGGCCGTATGGCCATGGTCATTTTGTCTGGCATTGGTGCAGCCCTATCTAACCTGGACTGGAAAGCTGTCTTGCTCATAGGGCTAGCCATCTTTACCGTCTGGGCCAGCACTGTCCTAGTCGGTGCATTGATCAGCGCATTGACGATGGCCTTTGCCGGACTGATCTCGGCGGTCCTGGGTGCCTTGATCGGTTTGCCATTGTTGGTTATCCTGGCGGTTGCCGCTGGCATTGCGGCTCTGGCTTTCTTGATCGCCAAGAACTGGGATACGGTCTCTGCTACGGCTATCGAATGGTTCCAAAAGATTCGTGATGGCCTAGCCAACGGGCTGATGGGTGTTATTACCCGGGTTGAAAACTTCTTGGTTAACGCTCACACAACCGTCACTGACGCGATTAGCAAGTTGTTTACTGCCATCAAAAATAAAGTCCTGAATATGATCCCTGGCATGGGTGGCGATGCCCAGCCCGCCACCTCAACGGTGGGTTCTACGGCTAGTAACCTTCCAGGGGCGGAAGCTTTTGCCTCTATTAGCCGGGCCGGGGGGCAGTTGCCGGTTGCCTTTGGTGGCTTGCTGGGTGCTATCGGCCAGGAGCAGGCCAGCGCTCCGCCAGGCGCTAAGCCAGTTATCGCCAATAGCAGTGAATTTATCCTGCGCCCAGACCAGGCCAGGGTATTTGCTGCAGGCGCAGCGATGGGCGGTGGCGGCCAGACCAACTACAACTTTAACCCCACCATTAACCTGGGTGCTGGCACTGCCGAAGCCCATGCCATGGACGTGCTGCGATATTTCGAGATCTGGCTAAGTGAACATCAGCAGGCTAGCCTGGCCTAGGGGGCGCTATGTGGAACCAAAATGTAATGGACGGGCTGCCAGGGGGCGAACATACCCATGGCACTCAGGTGGAATGCTTCCTACTCGAATATGCCAGCGCCGCCAATGCCCAGACCGCTAGGCTATGGAACTTTCTTTATAACCCAACCCAGATCACCTGGGAGCGCCGGGCCACCTATGCCGAAGGGGCTACCTATGCCACCAAGACCCCGATCCAGCAGTACCAGTACACCTCTGGCCGTAGCCTACGCCTGCCTGGGGTGTTGCTCGATGCATGGTGGCTGGGTAAGACAGTCCAGCCCCTGGTGGATGGCCTCTCTGCGCTGACTGAGGCGAAGCTGAGCGAGCAAACCTATAACCCACCTGTCTTGTCGCTGGTGATGGCTCAGCGGGTGGTCCTAGCGCCCTGTGTGCTGACTAGCCTATCGGTGACCGAGGTGGGCTGGCTGGCGGGTGGCCAGTCGGCTAGGGTGCAGGTTGACATCGAGCTGCTAGAGGTGCCTAGCAGCGCCATAGACCGGGGTCAGCAGGCAACGACAGCTACGCCTACCCCTAACACCGATGGACGGCCTAGGCTGCCCCTGACGGAGCGACAACGGGCTGAGGGTAGTGCCAGGGGTAAGGCACACCTCCAGGCCCAGTCGGGGCTCTATATCCCGAGGGTGACGGCCTTGATCCAGTCTGGCCAGTACTTCCTATCGACGGATCCAGACTCAGGTGATGTGCGGATGTACGATGGGACCCGCAACCTGGTGGGTATCGTTGGCCGCTGGGATGGGCAAGCCTTCAGGACGCCAGGTATAACGAATATTCCGAAGCGCTAGGTGACGGCACCCTGGGGGATGCCTGGATCATAGGATGGTGCAGCCGTCAGTCGGGTGACATCGCCGGGAAATGTGCTGAATAGGGCATAGTCGAGGTCGGTGGCGGTGGTTGACTCGGGGTCAAAGCTATGGCCAAAGGCCCCATAGGCATTGCTCAGGTTCCATTTGACGACATCGATGCCATCCGCGTCCCCCTCGTAGGCGACTAGAGCAGGCGTGTTGGGGCTAACAGCTTCCAGCGAAACTACTACATCGTAAATGTCGAGTCGATAGCGCCAGTTCATGACAACACTCCCAGCATGAAGGTAAAGAGTTCTGGATCGTCTCTGTATAGCTTCCGCATGGCTTCAACGGATCGGAATCCTTCGAGCCCCATGGAAATCACCTCGGTGCCTCCATCATCATACACCTTGCCCATATAAGGATCGATGAATCGGCCAGGATAGGCCATTTCGTCGTCGTTGTAGTTCGATCCTGGAGCTAGCTCGTTTAGCCTCTGCGGCGGAGACCCATCTCGGCGTTGCTGAATGAAGTCGTTAGCCGCCGCCTTGACGTTGTCATCCTCAAACTCTATGTGATGGCCGAACTCATGCCATAGTGCTCGAGGATTAACTAGATCGTCTACCTTGCCTACATTGATAATGCCTTCATCGTCGGCGTAGGCCCGTTCGCGGTCTGGATCCTGCCATACTTTGTTTAGTCGCTCGACACGGTTGCTGCTAATTCTATGCAGATCCTTGAGCTCATCCTCCACGCTTTGGTTGCTGATCTTGACGGCGGGAAGGTCAGCATCTATTGATATGCGGCCAACCTTATCTGTCGCCGCGGCAATATCACCGTTGGCGAGCATCTTGCCTCGCAATGCACCGAAGGCTTTGTCCACTTCAGAGTTGTTGGCAATACGATCAAGCCGTTGTTGTTCTTTCGACGCATTGGCTAGGCTGCTGAGGAGTGGTCGCGGGATCGGCAGATCCGGGTTCTGCGCCCGAAAGGCTTTAATTTCTGCTACTGCCTGATCGTATAGAACCCATGCGTTGGCCCGGGCTGATTGTTGTTCAGCCATGGCCAGATCAATCGCCTTCAACTCTTCCCGATATAGCTCGATGCCTCGTTCGATGCGGCCTTTCATTGTTGGTGGGCCGTCATCTGTCGAAGTATTTTGGCTGACCAGCCATTTGCTGGCTGCCTTATTGGCCCCTTTCAGCTCGATCCGACACACCCGGCTTTTAGCGATGCAGGTGAGGCCACACACTTTGCCCT